TATTACCACCCCTGATAAGAAAGATACCGAATTGGGTTTCATGCCCATGGATGAACTTGACTTCCTGAAGAGGAAATCAACATTTATCCCAGAAATTGGATGCCGCGTCGGTTCTATTGATGAAGTATCCATTTTCAGACAGTTGCAGTATTGCACTATCCCTCTCCTTACTTCAAAACAGGGAGAGCGACAACGTGATGCTGTTGATGCTGTCGGAAATGCAGCCAGAGAGTGGTTCTTGCATGGTAGAGAAATCTATGATGCGAGATGCGCCCAGCTGGCAGAGGTCTGTGACATAGCGAATGTTCACTGTAGAGATCTCGAAGTCTCGTTCGACGACCGAGTCGAACAATGGAAAGAGATCAACTTTCCATCCAATAAATAAATGAGCAGTGAGATCTGCTTTCCACGGAGTAGCAAAACTCCTTGTATATACTGATTACCACTATTTCTCGATGTTTACGTATTTTCTTGAGGGTAGGAGGCTTATATATCTGTTTACATTATTGTATAAAATTCGAACCGGTTGACTGCCTCGGGGCTGTTCAACTGTACATATTTAAATCCCGAACTGAACAAAATCAAACGAAGCCGCTAGTCTTCGGAACACTAGCAACACAACATTTCAAACAGCAGAATGTTGAGTTTAACGATGCTGTGCCCTCCGCGATGGACACGCGGGGGATCATTATGGACCCTTTTCGAGGTTCAGACATGATTCAAGATGTCCAATTGTCCGATTGGTTCAAACGCCCATTGAAAATCGCAAGTTATCAATGGGATGTAGGTGAACTTCTTCATGAAACTTTTGATCCTTGGACCCTTTTCTGGGAAGATTCTGCTAATCTAAACCGTATCAAGAACTACAAGCTTTTACAATGCACTTTAAAAGTGAAGTTTGTTGTTAATGGAAATTCTTTTTACTACGGGAGATTGATGGCAGTCTATAACCCAGCCCACCTTGATGATGAATATAAGGTTACTCGCTCTTGGGTAAGAGCTGATTTTATCAACAATTCCCAAAAGCCACATATTTATGTGAACCCGACAGAATCACAAGGTGGAACCCTTGAATGTCCTTTCTTCTTTCCTAAGAATGCACTGGACATCGTGAACAAGGACTGGTCAAAGATGGGTAACATCACACTATCAGCCTTGCAAATGTTGAAACATGCCAACGGTGCTGATGCACCCGTTACTGTTTCTGTGTTTGCTTGGGCTGAAAATGTTTCTTATTCTGTGCCCACACATTACGAACCAGTCACTAACCTCCTTTTCACATCACCCAATCAACGTCTTCGCAATGAATTCCTTGCGGAAGCCGGTGATGAGTATGGTCAAGGTCCAGTTTCAAAGCCCGCTTCAGCAGTTGCCCGTGTAGCAGGAACTTTATCACAAGTTCCCTTCATAGGTAATCTAGCAAGGGCCACTGAAATTGGTGCCAAGGCCGTATCCGGAATCTCTTCGATTTTCGGGTATTCTTCTCCCACCGATCTTCATAGACCAATGATGATACCCACAACAACCAAGAACTTTGCTGCATCTAATATTCCATCTGATTGCGCAAAGTTGACTATGGATTGTAAGCAGGAAGTCTCAATTGACCCAGCAATTTTAGGGTTACCTCCTGTGGATGAAATGACTATTTCTTCCATTGCATGTCGAGAATCTTTCTTAACCAGTTTTAACTGGCGGGTGTCTGATGTTGAAGAACAATTATTGTGGAATTTCTATGTTGATCCTTGTCAAGCTGAATTGTATATAAACCCAGCTAATGAGGATGAGACCCACATGACGGCAGCCTGTGTTGCTGCTCTCCCATTTAAGTATTGGAGAGGCACCACACGGTTTCGATTTCAAATTGTTTCTTCAAATTATCATAAAGGACGTATTAAAATCGTTTACGATCCCCATGGAGGAGCGGGTAGCTCCCCATACAACACCGCCTACACACATGTTCATGAC